CTCACCTTAGGTTCAAAAACCAAAAGGCTCACGATCAATTAAGCCTGCCACTATGGCAAGTAATTGCCATAAAAGCCACAAAGTGGCCCCCATAGGTGGCACCTATGGTAGAATGAGATTCAATCTCATCCTTATGTTTGGAGTGTATTATACATATATAGGAATGGCACTCCATTCCATCCTATATAGGAAAAGTCCTCGCCTGCAGCATAAGTTATGAATAACCCAAAACTAACATTAACCGAGAAACTCGGCCACACAACGCAGACACAAGGTTGAGGAGAGGCAATACGAATGCCTGCCCGCCAATAAGGTAAATAACCGACGGTATTCAACCAAGGTATACCACATTGTATGGCCTGTCCAACTACTGGCTTGTGGAGCTCGAGTCCACTTAGCGGATTGATTATGTTCGCAAAATTCTGAGCAACGGCTATGTCACTACCAAGGCCATTACCCAAGTCTATCTGAACAACACCAACCGCTCCTGGATTATCAATAACATATCCAGTAGCCACTAGTTGATTATCCAACGCCGGCGGAAGGCCACTAGCCGTACCACAGCCAATAAAGACCACATTGGTACGGACACTGCCCCGCATCCCCTTAAAAAGCATAGCCAACCAAGAAATTGGTGTCCACACTGACGGGGACGTGCAAACTGTCGACGCGTTATTTGCGTATACCCCTGGCTCTTCAGGAGCATAGGGTATACAATAATAATTTAGATAACCTGAGTTTCGATTTGGGGTATATTGCGTCTTATTATACGCATGTCGCTTACAAACACTTCTGAAAGATTTATACATCTCACCAACGTATAAATCAACATTGTGATAATCTCCAGGCGGTGGACCAAACCTTATACTATGAGTGGCCACCTGTGCGGTGACCGTGTCAACACTACGTAATGATACAGATGCTACAAGAGTTGGTGTTTTCCCAACTGTTGTCAAATTTCCTGCACTTGGCGTCAAAAATGTTTGAGAAGCCAATGTTTGACTATATAATGTGTCAGAAGACGCATTATAAGGGTCACGATGCAGTTGATTTAACCCAGTATTAGAAAACCCCGCGAGTTCATAATCCTCGCCCGCCGCAACAGTAACAAGAACAGTTATGACAGCACTTGAGTTTGGTGCTGTAATCGGGTCGACGGCAGCAATATTCAACCAGCCATTCAAATCGGCTGAATTAGTAATACTACCAGCCGCCAAACCAGGAGTTACAGGAGAGATATTTGAAAATCCTTGCAAACCCATATATGCAACCTCAATATCTACAACAGTAGTAGATGTCAAATCAACAACAAGATTCAATCCATTGTTAGACATGGCACTATCACTGTAGGCACCATAAACAAGAGTGGGTGTCCAAGAGATTCTAATTCTGCCTCTATGATATTTGGAAGCAACAAAGAAGATACGATACTTCAAAGTTCCTCGCCAAAAATTTGCCAAAAAAGACCCAAAAGCTAATGGGGTCAATTGTATAGCATGAGACGTTGCTGCTGGTGGAACATACATTGGATGTACTGGATAGTACGACAACAAAGTCCCCGCAGCAGTAGAATTTGAGATCTGGTAATAATCAATCAAACCAAACCTACCAATGATATTTTCAAAAGTCATTGGATCCCCAGATGTTCCCCACATACTACAATCTATGGTAACCTCCTGTCTTGGGTCCAGTGTGTGTTTAACAAACTGGTCAGCCCCAGACGCATAACCCATTGGTGGAAAACCAACTGTGGTTCGCTCATCCGTGTCGAGTGGCTTACTAAAGCCAAACAACTTAGCAATCGATGCAACAGCACCAGCACCAATTTCGGTAGCCTTTGCAAATAACCCTATAACAGGGACATCAGACAAAGTTTTCCCTACATTGGCAACAGCACTAGCAGGACCACTAATCAAACCATCCATACGCTCACCACCACCACGTTTACCACCACCACCTCGTTTAGAAACAGAGGCAACAGGAGTCGCAATATCTAAATAAACATCCGTCAACCACACATACACAGACCCATTATAGGTCCCAGTGGATCCGGTCGACGCACTTATTAACGGTGTAAGTGCAGTCAAGTAAAACTGCGGCAAATCCACACTCGCCGCAGTAATAGTATGCATATTCATATATTGTTGACCCTGCCACCCAGTCCAGGGAATTATTAATTCCGCAGAACCACTAGTGGAAACATCCACAATAGCCATGTTCCTACTCCAATAAAAGAATGGAAAATCATTGCCCGACGAGGGCACCGCACTGTAGACAGTCTGAGATGAAGACTGTGCCCAGTACCAACCAGCCCCAACTAAACCATAAGTATAGGGGTCGGAAGTGATTTCAATCCTAACATGAGTCGTAAACTTCATCAAATAGTTCCACGCCCATTTATTGGCAACTTGCGTCTGAGTCAAGTAGGTAGCCAACCAGTTACCTAATAACCCAGCTTGCGAAACACTCGTACTCGCAAAAGTAGCCACCAACTGTGGTCTACCAAAAAATGCAGCTTTATCAATCGACAGGGCAGGAGCAGTTACCAAAACCTCGGTACTCTCACCCTCCTGAACAATATCATTCGCAGCATTCTCAACATCAACACGGAGCTCACCCAGCTCCTGGACCTCTTTAGCGGGTCCCGTACTATTTTGTAAAGTAGTTGCAGCTTCTGATCTAATGTCACCATCCCGCCAGAAAACAGAAATGGTCTAGATCATCTTTTAAAAATCGATGGGATCGCCACCTTGGGAGTTACACCCCTGGTCCAAGACCACTATTAATGGGCATCACTAGAGATGAACAGAACTAGTAACGCCCAACTATTGGGGCCAAAAGGCCCCAATCAGCACTATAATCCTACCACCCCATCAATAACCCACACAGAATATGGGTTATCAATGGAGGAGGATAAATAGAGCTCCTGCAAAACACTAAAACCTATAGGCACATAATGAAATTCTATCTTTTTCAACATTATAAATAGATCATTCATATGCACATTATAATCATCAAGTGTCGTGCGTGCAACCTCCCTTTCAAAGGAATCGCATATACTAGCATATTTTACACTATCAGCAATACCATTGCGTTCAGTGAACATAAATCTTTTCAAAAGACTCTTACGTTCAAGGACGCCAACAATCCCAAGACTAGGAGACACAACAAACTTACGTTTAAGTATCGACACACCAAACAAATTACGCAACTCCATAACAGGAGCCAACTTATCTGCCGGCGTCTCATCAAAACCTAACAAAATCTTCTGTCTACGCAACGCCTCAGGATGCATCCACGGCTCATCAATACGAACCGAACGGATATTATCATCACCAAAGTTAAAGTTACAATTATATTTAGAATAAGGGTACAATTTCCGCAACTCTTCATAGGACATATTCTTGCCCTTAGCAAAATGATACATATATGCTGACCGAAACCAGCCCATCCTTTGCATCAGTGACTCGCTTAAACAATTAAAATAAGCTGTGCCACCAACACCACTTGGTGTGGTGTTAGTTATATTATACAACTCACCACGCAACACAGTCATCCAACTGTGAAAACGATGCGAGAGCAAACGCATATAACGCAAAGACGGCTCAGGCAAACCAGCAAAACTACACAAAGAGATAATAACCTCAAGCGCGTAACACAACAAATAGTTACGCGTTTCAAAACCAACATAATCTCCATCAATATATGCAACCTTCAAACCAGTCGAATCACCAACAAATGCCATCAGTATTTTAGCCAAACGGTCAAAATCCTTACCTAAAGCGTCCATACCAACAACACACTCAGTCTCAAACAGATGCTCACGCAACCAGGAGAAAAAAGCACCAAAACCCATCCTTATATGACAGGTATCAACAATATCAGAACCATTAAAGATCCTATGTTTGTTGTTGGCATTTTTCTCAGATGACAACGGTTCATCCTTCAAACTAGATTGATACAAAGGCTCAGTTACATCTCCAAATGTAAACATCGCCTCCAAATCAGAACGCAACTTCTCCCCAACTTCAGCAGTCAAAACCAAATCTGGATGTGTCAAGCTTCCACCACTCACACATTCAGATTTCTTTTTTCCTTTGAATGTTGGTCCAGCACTGGCCTTCCAATTCAAACTCTTCAGAAATTTTCCATCACCATGTAACGCTTCCTTCATACCATACATCTTATCCAAACCTTTTAAGGACACCTTCTTAAGGTCATCCAAAAGATCCGCCTGCGCGGCACGAATAAGTGGCATATCTGTGCAATACATGTTTTTAGACAACTTACACAAAAAATTCAAATGTGAATCAGTCCAACCCGTAGAACCATCAACTAATTTATGCTTCTTAGGCCTAAAATCAGGAACAACAAGGTCAATATCATCACAACCATTAAAAACATCCATCTTAGACTCAGCTAATCTGCTCTTCGAAGCAGAGGCCTGCATATCTGCAGGAGCACTCCCACAAACTCTAAAACAAAGAGCTGGGTCATCAACAATATGTTTAGATATCGAACCAGGCTGTATAGGCCCAGCCACAGCAGCCACAGGATGTGGCAAAACTGGCATCAAAACGTTACGCCGGGCATCAGGCATCAACATAGCCCCTATAAAATCATCAGGTAACGTATGAACGTACGCAACTTTCTTAGCAACATCAGCAGCATAAATAACTCCTAACAACGCAACAGTAGAAGGCATATTCAAAAACACCGGAGCACCACTCCAGCCATGTACAACAGGCAAACCAACAATAGTCCACTTAGGTGTAGATGTCGCCAAATCCTTAACAGGGTGATAATCCTGTACAACATAATTATCACCAAAGGATAAACAACCATCATACCTAACAATACCACTAGTACCTGGAGCCATAACAAAACAAGAAGCTCCATCAGGTATTGTAGAATTTTCCTTCACAAAAACATTCCACTTTGAATTCCGCGAATTTATAGAATAATTTGGTCCAGGATTCGGCATATTATAAAAAACAGCCAAATCCGTTCCAAAAAATGCATAATCCTCGCGGGCAACACTAACACACATGTCAGTGTTTCTATATCTATAACGCAAATCCAATACCCTAGAACGGGTACTACCTTCACAATTATGCCAATTGGAATCAACATTATGTATGCATGTAATCAAAGTATTACCATACATATATCCACAACCTGAAAAATTCTCCTCAGAACAAGTAAAACTAACAGATATGGCACCATCCATCAATCTCACCACCAAATCAGAACTAGATCCAGTATTTGGTAACTTCGATCCAATAGCCATATTCTTCTGAACACCAGTGACACTATAAGTCATAGGCTCGGAAACAATCGGCTTTAAGATAAGTTTTATCTTATCATCAACAGAAAGATCAGCAGCAGTGGGTGTTTCACCCATAACCACACTAGAAACCTTGTAAGTACCCTTCGATAAGGCATACAAACAAGCAACAGCCATCCCACCTATACCCATACCAAGGGTCATAGAGAAATGACTAACCAACCATGAAACATTAGATGAAACATAGTCCGTAGCTATCAAGTGAATACCTTCCAACCAACGACGATGTAACCTCTCAGAAACATCTGTTGGAATAACACTCACCGGAACAGCGAATAAATAATACGACCACCTACACCTAATGACACAACTAACAATACAATCATAAATAGAGTTTGCATAAACAGGGATAGGCGGTGGCTCATTTATAAAACTATACACATACATGTTATAACAAACATGTAAAAACAATCTAACAAATAAATATTGAAAAGATAAATAAATATGTAATGCACAAATTAAAATACAAGTCCAAGAAATATCTGGGATCAAAACAAATCTAGCCATCAACTCAAGAAAAGAAAATAGCAGACCTGACAATAAATAATTAAAACAATCACCAAAACAACAATAAACAAACTGATATATAAAGTTACGAACACACACCTCTTCAATAAGAGGTACAAAACCACAAGACCACAACATAAGCCATCTCCTATCTGGCGACATAATCCTATCATAGAAAATGTCACCAAGATAAAACAGCAAATTACCACCGTGATCAGCGCGTACCAACTGCTGGTAAGTTCGCTCAACAACGGATGAGCGATAACCAGACCGGGCATGTAAAACATGCGGTTCAAGCCGACATTGATCACAATTCTCTTGACAATAAAGAGCTCTCAACCAAGCAGTACCGGGAACATCAATGTTCAAAATGGCATCGCCAACACATATTTGGCAATACTCAGTTAACTTATGATGCATACACCGCAACTGGAAACCAGTCACAGAATCAATGTATCGTTTCTGCTCATCACAGAATTCCTTACATTTAATCTGTAACACTCCAGCAATTGCACTCCAACCAACATCATGCGCTAAAAGATCTTCAACAAGAACGCCATTAACAATATGGCGCCAATGAAGATCTAATTTATACGCATTACGTTGGTCAGCACCTTCAGCCGGTACATAACTCAAAACAGTTATACGAATGGGCCAACGACGCAACATAGCCGTCATATCCACCTGCATACCACGCAAGTTCATATCAACCTGGTTACTACCACAAACAATAGCACGAACACGATCAATCACAACACCCTTATTCTCAACACTAGCCTGTGGGCTAATATAGGGGGTGTTAGTTTGTCTAGCAAAAACAGCTTGACGCGTCGTAAGATCCAAATCATCAGGATCATACTGACACCAATCATCCAACCTCATAAAGGGTTGGCCATTATAACTAGTTTCAAACTTCTCATAGTTCATATTCCACGCTTCTAACGCAGGATCACCATCAAAATCCATAACTACACCAATAACGCGCAAGACTTGCTCAACAAGCCAAGTCTTACCACAACCAGGTTTTCCAAAAACCTGAACACAAAATGGTGCAGGTTTCAATTTTGCCTGACTATTATAACTAGAAACCAAAGCTTGCAAAGCAATCAGCGAAGCAATATTTCTATCAACAACAATCTTAGCAGCGGGATTACGTTCACCATAAACAATCCCCTGCAACTTCTTACCTTCAATAAGGCAAGCTCTAATATCAGACTCAACAAAACCCAGATCCCACAACAAACAACTATAGTTTGTTTTGTGATAATCCGCAGCATATTGTCGCGCAGTTGCAACACTTGAAATCGTCATCAAACGGTTACACTTAAGTGTCCAACTATCCAACTCAACACCACGTTTAGTGGCTGACCAATCACCAGTCATAGCAGCAGGTAAAATATTCAAAAAGAAATCACAAACCAAAGCCACAGTCGAATCAATAGATGACAAATCAAAATGCTTCTCACGCATCCAAGATTCTAATCTCTTAAACTCAAAACCAGGCACCAAATAAGTAAATGGTGCCAACATAACAGTGGCAGTTAGATTATTCAAACGTTCAAAAAATGAACTACTAACAAAACCATCAAACGTTGTTGGCGCAATCATCTTTAAAACTTTTCCAATAATAGAAGTAATAGCTCCAACAGAACTAACTTGGGTAATACCTTGATCGACGGGATCATCTTCCCATCTACTAATCAAGGCATCCAACCAATTTCCACAAGTAGAAAAAATTAAATCAGCACCATCATACAACTTACGAATGGCACCAACTCGAATATATTTAAAACCACACATGTCAACCAGTTCAGCAATTACATGATAAACACCAAATATTACAAAATTACTTAAATCATTAATAAACTGGCCAACAAAACTACCAACATGATGGTAATCCATACCACACAACCGTCCTACAATATTAAATATCTGTAGGACATGGTAAGTATACCCCCGCATCGAACCATCGACTGCAGAGGCATACAAACCAGGCACCTTAACCAAAAGCAACTCATATAAATCACTTAATTGGAGACAAACAGGCAACCCCATAAGAGTCGCCAAACCAAATATGTTACCATCATCCCAATTAATCTTATCATTAACACGAGTTAAAAACGGTTTCGATTGCTCATACTTAGCAAAATCGAAACCAACCCTTGGTACACCAGGCGGAGGCCTAGTGGGGGGGGGGGGAGGAGGAACAACAGCATATGCTTCAGCATAAGTCTTATAACACTGACCATCCTGATCCCCTGCCGGCGCGATCTCATTAACACGCTCAAGACCAGCAAGAAATTCACATTTCTCCTGATCATCATCAAATTCAACGCCTGGGCCAAGTAAATATTTCCCAGCGCGTATAATAATATCCTCACGTTTAACGACAAAAGACGTCAACAAACGCTCAAGTTCAAAGTTCCTAGTGCGTTTAGTAACACTAGAGACAAACTTGAGAAAGCGTTGTTTATCCTTCAAAGAATAAGATCGAATCTTCTTATCAGACAATTCCAAACGTTTCTGCATCACAACATGCATACGTTTAGAAACCTGATAATGATTCGCATCAAAAACCTTGTCCGGAACAAACAACGTAGGCTTAGTCTTACGATAGTATTTAACCAATTTCTGTCTATAAACAGAATGGTTATCAACATCACGTACATCAAAATAAGCCAACGTCCCATTCCACACAAGAATGGGACCCTTAACACCAGAATCATTAACTGACTTAACAGAAACATGTTTAGGTGAAAAGTACGGCACATCATATCTACGATAAAAATTCTCACACACTTTAAACGACACAGGTGCAGCACAACCAAAACGATTACTCACAAGCTCAGAAGGATCTAACTTCACCTCCCTAAAAACTAATTTCTTAGGGGCATTGCGAAACACAGCGGTCGCAGGACCAATTGCATTAGAGTTTTTTCCATAATTTTTTACCATATAAAAGAAACTCCCTTTTTCATCCTTAACTGTTAAGGGCTTGGGTCACCCCAGTTCCAAGTTAACACCGCTGGATATATAATATATAACCAGTCGGTTAGGAACGCAGCGCCAGATTAGCATGGAAATGCAAAAACCATGACTAGACCTTTCTCAATAAGGGTAGCAAACCCAAATGATCCCAACCATAATAGCCTAAGCCTGCACTACGAATAATAAATCACTATCATATGCAAGTGTCACCAAATACACTCTACAACAGACATTTAATCATTCTGAGATAGATAATGGCGCACAGGAAACATCCTCTCTATTATGTATTCACGTTATTACGAGGGCAGCAATAACTAGAGCTTTTATCTGCCAACTGGCAGCATAAGTAATTATACTCCATTGTCATATCATCAAAAGATTATGACACAATAGGTTAAATAATAAATATATATATAATAAACACCTCGTACAAAGTACGGAAGAAAAGCCAACGTGCAAAAGCACGGCACACCACGACAGAAGTCAGTCAAACCAATGACTCCAAAGACAAAATTTTATTAACCGAAAAATTTTAAATCAGAATATCATAACGGTATGTAAACACATAACATCGAAGTCCACGAAGTCGAGTACACTACACAAAGTGATGGACAAACTCGATCAGACAAGACGCGGGGAAAAAC